GGTGAATCAACGAAGTGAAAGACTTCTACCCTGCGGCTGCCGGTCTTAAGAACGGCAATCGACGGGCTCGTCATTTATTTCGAGATCCTGTCGAGCTCCTGGCTTTGCATCCCAAGTGGATTACCACTTGGGATTCAGACGGGTGCTTAATGGTCGAAGGTGTGGGGCAGCGGGTAATTCCGCTTCCGCCGCACATTCGAGAATCCCTCAGCAAACTTGTACGCGGACGAACCGTGCCCAAGGAGTTTTGGGGTCTTGTACAGTATCCTGCACCTAAAAGAAGCTCTTCTCTTAGTAAGGTCTTGTCTTATGTCAAGTCTTATTGGAGAATTACTCCTCTTATTCGCCGGTTTCTGTTGTGGGCCTCCCCTGAGTTTGTTTGTCGAGATGACTACCACGAATGTGGTCAGTCTCTCGACACTCTCCGGGTTCTGGAACTCGAGGCCGTGCTTCAATCTATGAAGTCATGGCCTAAAAGACGCCAGATGGCCTACTCTCTTCGTCTAGAACGTTTAGACTGTATGCGGACCGTATTTGACGGTGTCGCATTGGTCTATCAGTTAGTTAGACGTGCCAGGGGCTCTCAGAAGGGATTCGTTAAAAATCTCGAATTCCTAAAAAGATCCCTTGTGCATGATGCCTGGGGTACGGCCTCCCTAATTAAGCAGCTAGCAACGGAATGTCGTGCTGCATATTTTGGGGGGCCTCGCCCCACCCATCCTTATACCTTACGTTTGTCCAAGTCGGAGATGCTTAGCTTCTCTTACTTGGCTCGATCCCTCCCCTCTCCCCGGATTAGTCCGGAGTTAGGGGGGGGGTTACTTAAGGATTTGTCTACCCGCCTTATGAGTCCGCCGCCGGATGAGCCCTCCGATTGGAGGTTGTTCATCTCGCGTTGGCTTCGTAAGAATCGAGGGGACAAGCCAATCTCCCTGTATGCCGAGCCCAGCGTGAACGCGGGGCTCGGATATGGCGGGAGATGGGGGCATTCCGGGGCATACCGTGACCTAATTGTTTATCAGTTCGGTAAGGTTGCCTTTGCTGATCATTCTGAAAGGGCTTTGCTAAATTATCTTTTCCCCATTATTGAGGAAGAGACAAGTCTAGCGAAGTCCTTTCATATGACGGACGGAATTCTAGAATCCGAGGCGTTTTCAGCCAGGGTGCTCAATCGAGTTTTCCTGGATGCTTGCGAATCGGTTCTGGATTTTATTCTGGATCATTTCTCGGGGGAAGAGGATGGATGGTACCTTCCTGCTCTCCCGATAGTTGCTCCAGAAAAGGGGTTAAAAATTCGGCTTCCTACGATGGGCTTGACGGCTGCTAATATCATCCAGCAAGCGTTTCGTAAGGCAGCCGACCACTTCCTTCTCAATGACCCGCGCTCTTCAGAATCCTTAGGGGGTTCTGAGCGCGTGGATCTTGGGAGGGAAGGACCCTGGTACTCGCAGGACTTGTCCTTTGCAACAGACTGCCATGGCTTTTGGGCACAGCGGGTTCTCTATGAAGAGATCCTTAGCTATGTTCCAGAGTTGCGGCGGTTTGAACGTTTTATACCCATGTTATTTGGGCCTAGAGCGTTGTTGCATTCGGAAGAATGGCGTAAGAAGCCTTGCAGTGCAAGAGCTCCGGACGTTCTTCTAGTCACACGAGAGCCTAAGCCTGGCGTTATTACGAGGGGGGGTATCCCCCTTCCTATGTACGACAAGCTGTT